GGCCACAGGCGGCGGCGGCGGAGCGTCGTTCGTCGCTCAGACCGGCAAGAACGGAGCCAGCGGAGGCGGTGCTTCAGGCTACTCAACAGCGAACAACGGCGGCACCGGATCAGGCACCAACGGACACAACGGCGGCAACAACGACGGCTCCAGTCAGGGCGGCGGTGCCGGCGGCGGCGGCGCAAGCACGGCAGGCGGCAACAACTCTCTGAAAGACGGCGGCGCTGGTGGCGCTGGCTTGGCTAGTTCAATCACTGGCGCTTCCGTCACTTATGGCGGCGGCGGCGGCGGTGGTGCGTCTGGCAATAACGGAGGTGTCGCTGGAGCCGGAGGTGCTGGCGGGGGCGGTGCTGGCGGCGCCAACGTCGCGGGAACCAATGGCACAGCTAATACAGGCGGCGGCGGCGGCGGAGGCGGTTATGACGGAGCCATCAAAGACGGCGGCAACGGCGGCTCGGGCGTCGTGATTCTTCGGTATCAGTTTCAATAATGCTCACCTGGCAAAACACAGGCGGTCTGCCGCGAACAAATACACAGCAATCTAAAAGGTAAACATGGGCTTCAAAGTCATAACGGCACCCTCTGATCCGGTGTCGCTGGCAGAGGCTCGTCTGCATTTACGCGTTACCGATACGTCAGAAGATGCGCTGATCACCTCATTGATTACTGCTGCACGACTTTACTGTGAGCACTACACACAAAGGGCCATCGGATCGCAGACGTTGGAGCTTGCGCTAGACGAATTCCCTGACGGCTCTATTGCGTTGCCGATGTCCCCGGTCACCTCGATTACGTCGGTGAAATACATTGATGAATCAAGCGTGGAGCAGACGGTTTCCGGCGCGAACTACACGCTAGACGATTACTCTCATACGCATTGGGTCATCCCCGCTGTTGACTATGTATGGCCAACTCCGATTGACGGCGCGAACGTCGTCAAGGTGCGGTACGTTGCGGGCGCGGCGACAACTCCCGCTACAGTCATCGCCGCAATGAAATTGATGGTCGGTCATTTTTACGAAAATCGGGAATCGGTTGTTGTTGGTCCGACTGTTGCGGAACTTCCAATGGCGGTTAAGTCCCTGCTCGATACCTACAAGGTCTGGGCGTGAGGATCGGCAAGCTGCGTGATTTGGTGACGGTAGAACGCAAGACAACCGCGCGCGACACTGACGGCGGCGAGCGTGTTGTCTGGGAGGATGTTGGCGATCAATGGGCGTCTATTGAGTCGTTATCAGGGCGTGAATTCTTCGCCGCACAACAGGCGCAGTCTGAATTGGTCGTGAAAATTCGCATGCGCTACCCGTCTGACGTTCGCGCTGAAGACCGGATTACCTACGCGGGCGTTAATTACAACGTCGGCGCGGTGATGAACATTGAAAACCGCAATCGTGAAATCGTCTGCATGTGCTCACAGGGCGTAAACGATGGCCGCTAGTTTCACGATCACAGGCGGGCGGGAGCTGGCGGCGCGGCTCAATGAATTGGGCGAAGACGTCCGCAAGAAAGTCATCCGTAGTGCGGTGACCGCTGCGGCTCAGGTCGTCAAGAAGCGCGCGAAAGAAATTGCGAAGACCAAAGGCATCGAGGATACCGGCGCATTGATCCGAAACATCGCGGGCAAGGTTGAAAAACAGCGCAGCCCCGACTATGTCCAGATCAACATCGGCGTACGTCATGGGCAGATCAAAGACGAAAAGAAAGCCGCACGTAAACAGGGCAGAGCCGTGAATACGGTTGACGATCCTTGGTACTGGTGGCAGCACGAATTTGGGAACAGCAAGAAAGCGGCACGGCCCTTCATTCGTCCCGCTTTTGAGGAATCGAAAGAGAAGGCGCTAGAGGTCATGACGGAGCGCGTCAGACAACGACTTGCGAAACTGCAATGACCGAAGTCCAGTTATTCAACCTTCTATCTCCGTTGGTGAGCGCGAAGGCTTATCCGTTGATTGCAAAACAGGGAGCAGTGGCGCCATTCATCGTGTTCAGCAACGTCTCAAGCGTTCCTGATTCATCGGTGTGTGGCTCAACTAGAGATAGCGAACGTCTATTTCAGGTCGATTGCTATCACGACAATCACAAAGACCTATGCACATTGCGCGAGTCCACATTGACCGCGTTGTCTGCATCGTCACTCGTCGAGGCCGTAGAGGGCTTCAGCACAGACTTTGAACAGGACACAAAGCTCTTTAGAGCGTTGATTTCTGTTCGATGTTGGGAAGACGCCGCGAGCGTTTAAGTTACTTAATCACGCCGCCTCCGGGCGGTTTTTCATTTCCAAGAAAGGAAATCCATCATGGCAACAGCAATGCGTTTCGCGGGGTCTGAACTGTACATCCCGTCTTCAACGCTTCCAGCAACAAAGACCATTACCGGCATCTCTAAGGCGAGTCCCGGCGTGTTCACTTCGGTGGCTCACGGTTACAACAACGGCGACGTTGTCTACATCGACGGCGTAGTCGGCATGACTGAGGTAAACGGCATTTGGGGCGTCATCACCGCGAAAGCGACCGACACATTCCAATTGACTGTAGGGCTCTCGGTTCTCTCGACTGCTTCTTACACGACCTACGGTTCAGCCGGTACAGCACAGGGCTACACCATGTCGCGTATGTGCGAAGCGAAGTCCATCAACTCGCAAGGCGGATCGGTTGAGCAAATCGACACCACGGGTATGTGCGACACCGCGAAGACCTACGAAGCGGGCCTTGCCGATACCGGCTCGTTCTCGATCAGTGGCAACAAATTGTCGCAAGGCGCTGTGCAGATTTCTCTGCGTACCTTTGAGACAAACGGAACGAAATTCCCACTCAAGATCGTGTTTCCAACGTCCGCAACAAACGGCGGCGTCATGGTTCCCGTGTTTGTCCAGTCTTCGAACTGGCAGGGCGCGGTCGGTCAAGCGTGGGCGGCGGACTTCTCTTTCAAGAAGTGCGCAGAAGAAACCTACTACGTCTAACCCCTACCCGCTTCGGCGGGTTTCTTTCAAGGAAAAAGAATGAGCGACATTCGTAAAGTATTCAACAAGATTGCAAGCCGCGCGCCACGCAAGGAAACCATCGAGGTTAACGGCGAAAAACTAGACGTGTATTTCCGACATATGAAATTGCCGGACTACGCGGGAGTGCGCGGCTTGTCTTCGTTGAAGCCAGAAGAGCGAATTGACAAGATGCCGCAGGTCATCGCGCGCTTCTTGTGCGATGAAAAAGGGGGTCAGGTTTATGACCCTGACAAACCCGAAGACGTCGCGGAAATTGCGGGCTTCGACTTGGAAATGATTTCAGCGATTGCTTCGGCACTTAATGGAATCGACCCCGAGAAAGAAAAGACGACCGATCAAGTGGGCGAGGCTGACGCCTCCCCAAAATAAGTCCGGCTCTCCGTCAAGTCATGCGTCTGGCGTTGTCGCTCCGGCGGACGCTTGGCGAAATGGCGGAGATGCCGGGCGCCGAATTTGCCCTTTGGCTCAAGTTCATGGAAACAGAGCCCATCGGCATGCAGCGCGACGACATGCATTTTGCGCTGTTGCAGTTTCAGTTGTCGCGCATCGCTGGATCGAAAGACGGGAAAGTCAGCGACTTCCTGCTTGATTTCGACAAGCCAATCGAACCCGAAGAGACGACGCCGGTTGATTACCGCGCGGCCTTCCAACAAATCATGAACGGATAAACAAGTGGCAGCACTCGGCAGGCTGGTAGCTGAACTCGCGTTGGATTCTGCGCAGTTCAGCGAAGGCTTAAGACGCGCTCAGAAGGGCTTTGACGACTTTGAAAAGTCGATAAGCAAAGTCGCGCTTAGTGCTGTCACCTCGTTCGCCGGTCAACTGATCGCGTTAGAAACTGCATCGAAGGTTGCGGGCGCGGCGATGGCCGCATTCACTGATACGGTTAAGGGGCTTTCTGCGCTTGATGACGCGGCGGAAAAGACCGGCGCTACGGTTGAGTCTCTCGCGAAACTTCAGGCGCAGGCCGTTGTTAGTGGTCAGGCTTTCGAGACTATCGAAGGCGCGCTTATCAAGCTCAATAAAGGCTTGCTGAACGCTGACGACGAAACGAAGTCCGCAGGGGCCGCGCTTGAAAAGCTCGGCATTCAAGCGCGAACAGCAAACGGTGAATTAAAGGATTCCGGCGCAATCGTTTTTGAGGTGTCCAAGAAGTTCGCAGAGTTCAGCGACAAAGGGCCGGGCAAGGCCGCGCTCGCAATGGACCTGTTCGGCAAGACCGGTGCGCAGCTTCTTCCGCTGTTGAAAGACCTCGCCGATTCTGGCGATATCAACGTCAAGGTAACTGAGGCTCAGGCGCAGGCCGCTGACGACTACGAAAAGAACATCCAACGGCTCGCGGCTCAAAAGCTGGAGCTAAAGCGCGTCATCGTCTCCGAGGTTCTCCCGGCTGCAAATGAGTTCCTGACGGCAATTCTCGACCTCAAGAAAAACGGCGATGGCCTCGCCGCGACAATCAAGCAACTCGCTGATGATGGATCGCTCGCGAAGTGGGCGCGCGATGGCGCCGTGTTCATCGGCGAGCTCATTGACAAAACAACCTACGGCATCAATCAATTTCGCGCACTGGCGAAGGATTTAGAGGGTGTTGCGTACGCTGGTAAAGCGATTCTCGACACGCTCGCCGCTGGTGCTGCGCGGGCCGCAGGGCAGATCGGTGCTTCGCTTGAATTGACCGCTCAGGCGCGCGAGAACGAAGCCAAGGCGAATTTATTGTTTGCCGAAAGCGAGCGCATCGCATCGGCTCAGATCAATACCTACACCAACGCAATCAGCGCGCAAACGGGTGCATTTGATGATGCTCGCGACCGCGCGGTAAAGCTCGCCGCCGCTACGGATAACGTTACAAAGGCAACGCTGAACTACGCAGGGGCCGCGAAGAAGAGCAAGGAAGAAACCGAAAAAACGAACGCCACAATGAAGGCGCTCGACGAGTTGTTTAACCGACTGAACAACTCGGACGTTGACAGCGCGCTGGTTAAACAGGTTGAGATGCTTTCAAAGGCATTCCAGACCGGCGCAATCGGGGCTGCGAAATACGCCGATGGGCTCGCGCTCGTTTACTCGCAATCGAAGACCGTCAAGGATGGCCTAAAGGCTGTCGCAGAAGCTCAGGCCGCAATTAATAAGGCGATGAACCAAGAGGAAGCGACCTACCTAGAGGGTATCGACAAACAACAAGAAGCCCTAGACGAGCTGTTCAAGTCGCTGGAAGCGCAGAACGAGAAATTGCGCGAAGAAGCCGCAGCGCTAGGGCTCACCGATAAACAGCGCGCAATCTACCTACTGAACATTCAGCGCGAGAAAGACCTCAAGGGCGCGAAGTCTCAATCCGACATCGACAACATCAATCGTCTGTACGACGAAAAGATCGCGATTGAAGGAACAAAAACCGCCTATGAAGACTACGCGAAATCGCTAGAGAACTCGCAAAAGGTTCAAGACAGTGTCGCTGGATTCTTTGAAGATTTGTTCCTGAATGGCAAGAAGGCATTTGAAAACTTAGGCCAGACGGTCAAGAAGTTTTTCGCTCAACTCGCGTCACAGATGGCGGCGAAGTATGTGTTCAACATCGGCGCCAACCTGTTCAGTGGCGGCGGTTCGAGCGGCCTCAATCTCGGCTCACTATTCAGCGGCGGCTCTGGTGGTGGCGGGTTTGATCTCGGCTCAATCTTCGGTGGCGGCGGGAGCCTGTTAGGTCAACTCCCTTTCCAGTTTGGCGCAGGCCCAATTGCAGGAGGAACCGGCCTTGCGGGGCTCGCGTCCTCTCTTGGTCTTGAGAGTTTCGCCACGGGACTTGCTTCGGCTGGTGCTGGCCTTACGGCGAACTTCGCAACGCTTGGCACGGCGCTAAATAGTGGGATTGCAGCGGCTGGCGGGTTCGCGTCTGTTCTCGGCGCGGCGATTCCTGTCATCGGAATCATTGCTGGCATCGCATCGGCGCTCGGTGTGTTTGACGACGAAACGGGGATCAAGTTCGACAACTCGACGAACGGATGGGCGAATATGAATGGACCGGGGCGGCGCGATACCGCGCTCGGTACGTGGGGCATTTCTGGTGACATTCCGCTGGAATCGTTCGACGGATTTACCGCTGCAATTACTGCGATGGATAAATATATCGCCGACAACCTTCTGAGCGATACGGCGCTTGAGTCTGTGCGCGCACGCATACAGGCGATCACCAATCCCGATTGGTTCGGCTTCGATGATGATGCCAGCGCAAAGATCGCGATTGAGAAGGCATCAAAACTCTTCCTGCAACAACGCTACTCGATAGCGTTCAACGCGCTGGAAGAGGGCGCGGGCGATTTGATCACGAGCTTCCAAGGCTCGGCAGATGAACTACTCGTCTACATCGATAAGCTCGCTCGCTCTGCCTTTGCGATTAAGCAACTGAACCAAGCGGTTCCGGGGCTGAATCTGTCAATCGCTGCGTTCTCGGAATTGACCGAGACGGCGCAGGAAGCATTTACGGTTCTGGCCCTCTCGCTGGAATCGTTCGTTACCGACACGAATCAGACCGTTGCGGATTTGATTGAGGCGAGCACTCGCGGCGCAGTGACGGCGTATCTCGATCAGGCCGATGCGCTTCTCGATTTGCGCGATGGGCTGGCGAACGGTACGGTTTCGATTGAAGACTTTGCCGCAGGGGTAGGCAATCTCGCCACCGCTTACGCTCAGGCCACATCGAAGATTGCCGCGACGAAACAAGCCCTTGCTGAACTGTTCGGAAATACCCAAGAAGGGTTCCTCCTTCAGTCTCTGAACACGGAAGAGAAATACGCCTACTACCAACGGCAGGCCGAACAACTCTTTGCGGCCCTCGCTGCTGCGACCGACCCGGAAACAATTGACCGTCTCGCGCGTCAGATTGACGCAGCACAAAACGCAGCCTTTGGGCTTCTGTCTCCTGAGCAACAGACCGCCCTCTCGGGTGAGTTCATTTCCGGCAGTCAGCGCGTCGAGGATTTGGTTAACGCCCGCCTCGCTGCGGCTGGTGACTTGTTGGACAAGAACAATGCAAGCTTCCGCGAAGTCATCCGCGACGCTTTGGCTGAGTTCGCCGCAGACATCAAGGATGTAGCTGATCAGGAGCGGGAGACAGCGGATATCAATTCTGAGTCGGCACGTACCCCACTGACGGTTCGTCTGGTGGTCGATAAGTACGGCGATGTTGAGGTTGCCAACGTATGAGAAGCCTCTCAAGCCCCACGTTAACCGCAATCGCTCAGACGATCACGGAGCCGCGTTGGTTTCTACAGATTGATTTCTCGACGGTTCTCCGGCTCTGTACGAACGGCTCTACCTCTTGGAATTCTCAGACGTGGTCGGATGGTGCATTCACTGTATCCGGGCTTTCATGGGATAGCTCGATCACCCAAAATATCACGCTCAACTTTGAAGATTCTGACCTCGCGATAGCTGCTCTGGTTTTGGGCGAAGACATCGCCGATAGAGCAATCAAAGTGTGGGTGTTCGACGCAGAAGCCACGGCAACCGCTGACCCTGTTCTAGTTTTCGATGGTGCGGGTTTAAGCGCTTCCGGTGGCTCTGATGGACAACTCAAGGTGAGCGCTACCCGACTGAACAGCAAGACGGTTGACCTCCCTCGGGGAACGTATCGAAACAACTTACCCGCTGAACTCTTCGCGCCCGCAGGAACGGTCGTTCGTTGGGGCTCGGGGACGATCACTCTTAACCCACGGGGAGCATTGGCCTAATGGCAACGTATCCAATGCCAGCGTGCAATCTCACAATGGGAACCGCACGAGAAAAGATTGACGGCCTCAAGCTCTCACGAACCACGTCAGGGGCTTTGCGTGGTCGTTCACTTTGGACAACTCCGAAACATCGCTACACACTGATGCACGCGAAATGCACGCTTGCCGAAGCGGATGCTCTCGAATCAAGTTACGACACGAACAGGGCCAGCGCCTCGATGACGTTCACATGGACGGAGTCAGGAGCCACGATTACCGCTCGCTGGGTTTCGTTTCGTCGCGCCCCGATTGGTCGGTTTAACTCTCGCTGTGAATCGGTGCTGGAAACAGTATGACCGTTATTGAGAATGCCGGTCCCGGACAACTTGGCCAGCGGGTTGTCGGGTCTAAGCCTATTCCTGTTCGCGGGATGGGTTCACGGGTCATTGGAAACGTTATCCCGGATGCTGTTTTCGTCACGTCGGGCACGGGGAATATCGGGCGGGCAACCTCCAAGACGTTGAAAGACACGTCTACCGATGCCTTTGAAACTCAACTGAACGTATCTGCCATTGATGAACCTATCCGGGTGATTCTCGGGCGTTGCAGGGTAGGGGCGCACATCCCCCGCGTGCTGGCCTCAAGTAGCAGCCTAGTCGTGATTTGCCTATGGGGGCGGGGTGAGTGTGACGCCGTAGAGTCAATCACTATGGGCGGGTCCGCTCTCCCTTCTGGTTCCTCAGTAACCCACTACACGGGGACACAAGTTCAGACGGTTAACGCGACTCTGGTATCGGCCTTTGCTGGCATCGGGGTGACGTGGACTAACCCACTGCTCGGGTTCTGTTATTCGGTAGTTACTCTCCCTCCGCGAAACAGCGGCGGCGTACAGATTGACCTTGCGGACTTTCACGCAGTCGTCAGGGGTCTGAAGTGTTATGACCCTAGGGACGGCGGACAGGTTTACGCCACACCTTCAACGTGGCTGTACACCAATTGCCCTGCATTGCTCACGGCGCGAGTTCTGACTGACGCGACATTGGGTCTTGGCATGACGCCTACCTCTGCGTTCTGGTCTGACGTAACGACCGTTGCCAACGCGAACTACACGGCGCTTTCCGGTGGTGAGAAAAAGCGCGTCCTCAATCTCTGCATGGAGAACCAACAACCCGCAGAGTCGTGGGTCAAGACCCTCGCTCAGTACATGGGCGCGCTCGTTGTCCCGGAGGGGTCAATCTTCCGCTTTATCGCAGACGGCACGGCTTCAAGTATCGCGACGATCACCGAAGCGAACATGGTTGAGGGCTCGTTTAGCTGGCAGAAACGAGACATCCGAAAGCGTCCGAACGTCGTCTATGTCCGGTTCACCGAACCGCAGGCGACAGGTGACTGGATTCCCTCAATTGCCCCTATCGGGGTTGACGTTCCTTCGGTTCCGTCTGGCGAACAGCTACGCGGGCAGATTGTGGAAATGCCGGGAGTTACATCGTATTCACAGGCGAACCGGGAATCGATAGAGCGGAGAAATCACCTCTACCTAGAAGACCTCGAAATGTCGTTCACGCTCTTTGATGAAGGGTTGGAATTACAACTCGGTGACGTGATAACCGTTAGCTACGGGGCGCTGTTTACCTCCAAGCTCATGCGCATCATGGGCATCAACACAGCGGATGTCGGGCTGTGGCAAATCAACTGCGCAGAATACGACCCGGCGAGTTACAGCACGGTGGTTGCCACGTCTCCGACGTACACCGATACCGGGCTTGCGTCCCAAAATTCCCCCCCTACCGTAACCGGCCTTGCTCTGAAGGAAATCGTAGAGTCACCCGGCCCCGGTGGTACTCCACGATCAAGCATCGCGTGTACATGGGATTCGCTGTCTGCGACGTATCCGTTCCTGACCGGATACCGTGTCTATGTAATGGACGATTCCGGCACGTTGGTTGATGAGGGTGAGCCGCTTGGCAACAGTTGGACGAGCCGCCCGCTACCGGCGCCGCAGCGCTACACGGTTTACGTCAAATCGAAAAGTTCGATTGCGACATCGGAGACATACGATAGCGACACGATCACTCTTTCAGGTTCAACAACTTCGCTGACGCTCATCAGTACATCGCCTGTACTTAGGGCCGGTGCCACGTTCACGAATTACGACTACTACACACTGTATCCCGGTGACCCGTATCTACGTGTTGCCCTTGCCGAATCTACGACGTTTGACGATCAATTCACGACCGACACCATCGCGGATGCGACAGATTCAGTCCTGACACATTTACGCGGCGTCGGGTCATACCGCGCGACGACCAACGTCAAAACTGCAACGGTCGATTTAGGTATCTCCCGAAGCTTCACGGCGGCTGTTGTCGGCGCTTCCGGTGCAGAGCTTTACGCGAGCACGTTCCCCGCGCTTGGCTTTGAGACGGCGGAAGCCCCCGGAGGTCCGTGGACTTTTACGCTCGGCACGGTCTGTTCGGTCATTGGGCGCTACATCAGGCTTGTGATTTTCCAGCGCGACGAATTGCCGATTCTCACATTGCCAGACGGCGGCGATACGCTCGGGCCTCCGGTGTATTCGTATCCGATTATTCAACAGGATTTAGCTGGCGCTTCGCTGCAATTCTTCGGTCCGACCATCGAGGAAACGGACGTGGTCACCACATCAGCGAGCGGGCCGGTAACCGTCACGCTGTCCGGGCATTACGCCGCGCTGCGTGACCTTCAGGTGACCGCATTACAGAGCGCGGGAACAGCGGTCGCCACGTTCGACAACGTGACGCTAAGCCTCGTCGCAGACAACACATTTGAAGTGAACGCCACAGTCGCGGGTGCCCGCGTCGCCGTGCCCGTTCGCTGGAATTTCAAGGGAGCCGCATGACAGACTTCACAACCGGGCTACCGGACGCCGATGATACCGGCACAACCTACACCCAAAGCATCCGCGACAACTTCTGGGCTCTCCGCGAAATGCTCATTGCCGGGGCAAGCATCCCCGGTTTCGACGCGACGTTCACGGGGACTCCAGCGACAAGCATTGTCTACGCGGAGCAAACAGCAGTCGCTGCTGCGGACACCCCGACGCGCGGAGCCGGTGCCCGTATCTTCTTCCGCAAGACGCTGACCTACACGGCTGGCCTCGTCACAAAAGTTCGCTACGAAATCAGCGCAGACAGCGGGTCAAGCTATTCCGCTTGGACTGACCTCGCCGGGAACAGTTACAAAAACATCAGCTACAGCGGCGGCTACCCGACTTCTACAACTTGGGCAACATCATGAGCGACGAAATTTTAGGGCTCCTCGGGCTCGCACAGCACAGCACCACACTCACCTCCGGCACGTCGAGCAACATGCCAGGCACGGGCACCCGCACGCGCGTCCTGATGATCGGCGGCGGTGGTTCCGGTGGCTCTAACTCAGCAAACGCCGTCGGCGGTTGTGCCGGGCAATGCGTGGAATTCGATGTTGAGCACACCGCAGGCGCTGCGTTCACCTATGCCATCGGCGCGGCTGGCGCGGGCGTCGCGGGGGCATCTGGAAATAGCGGAGGCAACACGACGTTGACCATCAACAGCGTCACGTATACGGCTCTTGGTGGTGTGCGTGAATCGTCATCTGCTGGCTACACAACGCAAATGGGCATGAGCATTCCAACGCCGTCAGGCGGTGCGGCAAGTACAGCGGGCGGCAACTGCCCGCCATTCGTCGGCGGCGCAGCTGCTGGCACGGCGGGTGGTGGTGCGGCGTCTCCGTTCGGTGCCGGTTCGCCCGGACACGCATCCGCTGCGCAGGCTCAACCTGTGGCAAACTCGGGCGCAGGCGGCGGTGGCGTGAATAGCCTCGGTCAACCCGGAAGCTCTGGCAGTGCCGGACGCATTGTTCTCAAGAGAATTGGAGTCGCGTAATGAAATCAGAAATGACCGACCTTACTGTCGAGGCAATCAAAGCGTCGCCTCCGTTAGCCGTAATGGGCGCGACGATATTTTTCGGGATATCCCCGCAGGATTGGGCCTACATCATGACGGCCATCTGGTTCGCCGTTCAAACGGCATGGTTCGTCGGGCGGAAAATCTGGCGATGGTACAACGATAAACCGATGGAAACGAGGGCAGGTGAATGAAGCTAATCGAGAACTGGAAAACCGTACTCTGGAAATCATGGGCGGTTCGCATCTCCCTGATTAACGCGGCGCTCGCTGCATTGGAGACGTACTTTCAACTGTTCAACGGGCACATTCCCCCGCTCGTTTTTGCGAGCATCCAGATGGGGATAGGCGTCGCGGCTGGCATGGCGCGCGTAGTCAAACAAGCGGCGATTTCCGGCGATGGACCTGTTCAGTAAACTCCTCGCCGCGCTGTTCGCCGCGCTCGGCAAGAAGCCGGTAGTCGTAGAGACCGCGCCCGTTGAAAACGACATAGACATAGCGTGCAAATTCATCGCGAAATGGGAAGGATGTCGGCTTGTTGCGTATGCCGATATTGTTGGAAAAATGACAATTGGATACGGACGAACGACAAATGTTAATGAGGGGGATGTAATTTCTCAGGAACAGGCGGATAATTGGTTGCGTGAAGAGGTCGAAACCTTTATGCGCGGCGTTCGGTCAGTGATTACGCGTCCGATGACAGCGAATCAGGCGGCGGCATTTTGTTCGCTTGCCTATAACGTAGGTCTGGCAGCGTTTCGCGGGTCAACCGCAGCGCGCAAGTTCAATGACGGCGATCTACTCGGGGCCAAGCAAGGCATTCTGTTGTACAACAGAGCTGGCGGGAAAATCGTTCAGGGTTTGATAAACCGGCGCAATGCCGAAGTCGCCTTGTTTGATGCGTAGCCTGTGGGAAAGAATCCGCGACTACTTCACCCGCCATGCGGTAAGGCGGCAGCGGCAGTACTGGGAGCCTTTGGTTCAGACAACCAAGGCGCAGCGCGATCTGTACGAGAACTTCTGCCTACAGCAGCAGGCCATCATCAATCGATTAAAGGACGGCGAGCCACCAGTGGACACGCGTCCGAAGGGTAGAAAATGACTATCATCCTAATGATCCTGTCCTTCGCAGGCGGGTACGGCTTCTGCTGGAAACAGGACGTGATTCTCGAATTTGCCAAGGCAAAGCTAGAGGCGTGGCGTGCTCGCTAGCCTTCTGTTAAACCGCTACGTGCTGGGCTTTATCGGCGTTTTGGCGGTAGTTGCGGGGCTCGCCTACGGCTGGTATCTCCTCAAGGAAAAGTATCGCAATGAAGGCCGCGCCGAAGTTCAATTGGTCTTCGATACATACAAGGTCGAAATGCAACAGGCCGCAGAAAAGGCCAAGTCTGAAAACGAAGCCCTTGCCGCGAAGAACGCAGCCCTTACCGCGCAGTTGGCAAAGCGCATCAGCGTTTCACTCGCGAAGCTCACGACAACCGCACAAGAGGTTACGAATGCCATTCAAGTTACTCCTATTGCTGAGTGCGCTCTTCCTGAGCGGTTGCGCGACTCCATTAACGCTGTTCGCGCCAGTGCCGCAGCCGAAATTAGCGATTCCTACAAGTCTCCGCGAGCCGTGCAATAAACCGCAACCGATCGCGGGAACGCTACAGAACCTAGCCGCTACATCGGTGGCAGACGCCAGAGACCTAGCCACATGCGCCGTTAAACACGCTGCGATTGTGGAAATTGTAGATTCATACAACAAGGATTTGAAATGAAAAAGTACACCCTAGAATTCATCAACTTAGCGTTGCTCGCTTTCGTGGTGATTAGCCCCGCGTTCGGTCAACCCGCAACCAGCGATACAAGCTGCACTACATCCGGCGCAGTCCTGACGTGCAACACCCGTACCGTAGTCACGATGTCGGGCTCTACCGCGCCGCTAGTCATGCCGACGATCCCGCCTGTTATCGCGCCTACGCCTCCAG